TACCGTTTCTTTTGAAGGTGGTATTAATCGTTGGTCAGGTCTCCTTGATGTCGCTCTCGACGGTGGTTATATTGTTAAGCCAAAGAATGGATGGTATGCAACAGTCGATAAGGAAACTGGAGAGGTCCGCCAACCTTCAATGAGAGCTGGTGATATTGTTGATAACAAGAAGTTTTGGATGGATATGTTTTCTGATACCGACTTCGCCAAGTACATTGAAAACAAGTATAAGATTTCAACAGGCGCGATTATGGAGAGCGACGATGAAGACAATTGATACTTACTATTCAGATAACAAAAAGAGAACAGCAATCATAAAGCGTAACGAAGAAGGTGTTTACTTAATCGACTTTTACGATTATGATATTAGTGAAATGGCGCTTACTCGTAGATTGTTTGAAGATAAGAGTTTACGATATGTTCAAGACGCAGCTGAAAATTATGCATTGGGTATTTTAAATGTATAGTAAACAGCCTAGCTCTGTAAAGTACGATTATGGCACTCGAGAATTAAAGGTCCGGATGGTCGAGTCGGAAGAAATTTATTTGCGCAACGTAGGGTTGGAGGACTGGAAATGGCGATTGAAACTACAATTCTTAGTAATTTGGTGTTCAATGAAGAGTATGGTCGCAAAACCATTCCGTTCCTCAAAGACGACTACTTTACAAATCAACAAGATAGACTTGTCTTCAAACTCATCACCGAATACGTAAACAAGTATAATGCGTTCCCTTCTAAAGAAGCGCTGGCTATTGATCTATCAAACAAGGATGGCGTCAGCGAAGAGAGTTTTAAACAATCTAAGGAATTGATCAGTGGGCTTGTACACGACCCAGAAACCAAAATTGATTGGCTCTTGGACCAAACAGAAAAGTTCTGTCAAGACAAAGCAATCTATAATGCGATCATGGCGTCAATCGGGATTCTTGATGACAGCTCTGGGAAAACCTCAAAAGGGTCAATTCCTCAGATACTCTCCGATGCACTTGCTGTATCGTTTGACACACACATTGGTCATGACTTCATTGAAGATGCGGAGTCACGCTATGAGTTCTACCACACCAAAGAAATTAGGATCCCGTTCGATCTCGACTATCTTAACAAAGCAACGAATGGTGGGTTGCCTAAGAAAACGCTAAACATCGCATTGGCTGGTACTGGAGTAGGTAAGTCACTGTTTATGTGTCACTGTGCAGCATCTAATCTAATTAATGGATTGAACGTGCTGTACATTACGATGGAGATGGCGGAAGAAAAGATTGCAGAGCGTATTGACGCAAATTTGCTTGATACTCCTATTGATCAACTAGCATTATTGCCTAAAGATATCTACGATAAAAAGGTTGCGCGTATTCGTGGTAAAACTCAAGGTAAGTTGATCGTCAAAGAGTATCCTACAGCATGTGCAGGATCTGCTAACTTCCGCCATCTCCTGAACGAACTTAATCTAAAGAAAAACTTTAAGCCGGATATCATTTACATTGATTACCTAAACATCTGTATGTCGTCGAGGATTAAGCATGGAGCCAACGTCAATTCTTATACCCTTGTCAAAGCAATCGCAGAAGAATTACGAGGGCTTGCAGTGGAGTTCAATGTACCTGTCGTCTCTGCGACTCAAACAACTCGAAGCGGATATTCGAACTCAGACGTGGGATTGGAAGATACATCAGAATCCTTTGGACTCCCAGCCACAGCTGATTTTATGTTTGCACTCATCGCGTCCGAAGAGCTTAATGACCTCGGTCAAATCATGGTTAAACAGCTCAAAAATCGCTATAATGATCCAGGGTTGTATACTAAGTTTTGCGTTGGTGTGGATCGCAGCAAGATGCGGCTATACGATGTAGAACAATCGGCTCAAGATGATCTAATCGGCAATGCTAAAAAGAAGCAGGAGGATAAATCAGTATTCGATAATAGTAAGTTTATGACAGAAGATACAGAAAGAAATAAACCAAAGTCGAAGTTCGATAAATCAAAATTTGCGGGGTTCAAATGAGCAAGCGTAAGATGGTCTATAATCTGGTTGAAGGTGAAGATAAGTCTAAGTATGATGTACTTGAAGAAACTACTGGTCAGGTGATTAAATCATTTGCTGCAGATAGGTTCGCAGAGGCAAGGGCATTTATGCGTCATCTAAACCTTGGTGGTGGGTTTGACGGCTGGACTCCATCATTTTTATTGAAAAAAATTAATATACCAGCTTAAAAACTATTGTTTTCTGTATAAATAATATCAGAGTGAATTATGTATGTGTCTGCAGCACAAGAGGCAAGTCTGAGTAATCGGTTCAGGAATAGTTGGGAATAACGGTGGGGTTCCGCCCAACCATAATTTGCTTAGGGAGTAGAGGGAGACGGTCGTAAGGGACTGTCTCCCTTTTTTCGTTTTATAAATAGTATAAAATAACTGGAAGCTGGGGATTATTATGGCTGCTCAAAAAGGTTTTGAATATGAAAAAAATGCTTGGAAATTTTTAAAAGAATATGGTGTTACTGGTAGTACAGAGCCAGCCGGAGCATCTCATGATAAACCAGATCTTGAAATTAAATTAGCAACAAAAGCAGATACACCAGCAAATTTAAAAGGTTGTGAATTAAAATTATCACCAACTGCAGCTGGTAGTTTGGTATTAAAATACACAAACGGTAAATGGGGATTTACCGCTTTAGAACGTGATGCTGATCCAGAAAAAGTTTTATTGGTAGATCTTGCAAAACAAAAAAATGTATTGAGAGAAATGAATACCAGTGGATCTTATGGTGCTAGATGGAGAGGAACAAAATCAAACCCCAAAGTACCATTTTTGCAAAATGATGAACAAGGTAAGAAAATATATATTATTCCTGGTGATTATAAAAAAAATTATAAAAAAGATATAGAACAATTTGGTGGTGAAGATGAAGTAAAAATACCTATCGATGGTAAGGTAATTTCTGATTATTATATTTCAAAAAAATGTTATTACATTAATGTTGGCACACATGGATTTTATTTGTTAGGTAGTTCTGATCCATTAGGTCTAAATAAAAAGCTGGCGGCATTGGGCGGTGATCCTATTCCATTATTTGATAATGAAGCAAAAGCAAGAATTAGAGTTAGATGTCAAGATAAAAGTGGAAGCTATCAATTTACAATGACTCTTGATTTCACTAGTGTTTCTAAATCAGCATATAATATAGCGCCAATTAATTCTGCTTCTGATGTTAATATCAGTACAACAAAATTTAATACAGAAAAAAACAATTTATTAATGGCGGCATTCAGAAAATGAATTTTAAATCTTTCCTAGTAGAATCATTAGATGTTGAAAAGCTAAAACACCTTGAGCACCTTGAAGATCATATGATTCATGGTGGTCATGAAGGTGTTGCTCACGCTTCAGAAACACTAGCTGATGTTGTTGCTATACTGGAAGGTAAACCAAGAAAAAGTTTCAATCAGCAAACTAGAATTACGACCAAGTATGATGGCGCTCCTTCAATCGTATTCGGTATCAACCCCGAGAATGGTAAGTTTTTTGTTGCATCTAAGTCAGCGTTCAATAAGAATCCAAAGCTAAATTATACCGAAAGAGATATTGAAGAAAATCACGGTCATGCGCCTGGTCTAGTCGCTAAACTTAAAGAAGCTTTGAGAGAACTACCAAAAATTATGCCTAGCAGCGGTGGTGTTTTCCAGGGCGACCTGATGTATACCAAAGAAGATCTGGTTAGAAATAAAGACGGTTCGTTTAGTTTTACTCCCAATACAATCACATATACAACTGACGAACCAGAACAAACTCGTTCTGCTGAAGTAGCAAATCTTGGCGTTGTTGTACACTCAAGATATATTGGTAAAACTTTGGCTGACGCTAAGGTAAGCTTTGACGTTGATCAGAGCCAGTTCAAGCGTAATCCTGATGTTCATATGATCAATCCAGAAATATCTGGTGCCAACATTAAACCTATCGAAAAGAAAAAGTACGAAACTGAGCTTCAACAAGCGTTAGACATTTATTCTAATATGGATGATGATATATTCAACGTTGTAGACGGTCATGACGAAACAATGAAGACATATATCAACGCTTGCGTTAGAGATGAATCTGTTCCTGATGGCAAGGGTTATCTTGCATTTATGAAAGCAAGATGGCAAAAAGAAATAGACAAGGCTAAGTCAGCAGAAGGCAAAGCTAAAAAGAAAGCTGCAGGTGAAGCAGCAACTTCGCATATCAAAAATCATATGGAACAGTTCAATAATCTTTTTAGAATGCATAAATGTTTGCAGAAAGCTAAAGACACATTGACTGTTGCTTTATCTAACACTGTTAATACTGGGTTCAAAACGACTGTTGGTGGAAACGTTGTTAAACCTGAGGGATTCGTTGCTATCCGTGGTGGTCGTCCAACAAAACTAGTTGATCGCGCCGAGTTCAGTCGTTTAAATTTTGCTGGCGGTGCATTCCAAAAAGCAGCTAAAGAAGAACAAGCTGCAGCTGAAGATTTGAACCCAGTTGTTACTTCGTTCGGCAGAATGAATCCACCAACTCATGCTGGTCATGGCGCAGTAGTAGGTAAAGTTGACGAACTAGCCAAAGAAATGAAAGCTCCTTCTGTAATTGCGCTTTCGCGTTCGCAAGATCCAGAAAAGAACCCACTATCACCAGAACAAAAACTAAAACACGCAAAGCGTATGTTCCCAGGCGCTAATATTATGTTGGCTGATGAAGACGCTAAAACTATCATTGCTCATATCAAAAAGTTGAATCAAAAAGGTCATAATCACCTCGTATTAGTTGTTGGTTCTGACCGAGTTGCAGAAATGCAAAAGCTGCTTGAAAAGTATAATGGTACAGAGTTCAATTTCAAAAAGATAGATGTTGTATCTGCTGGTCAACGCGATATGGACGCTGATGTTGAAGAGCCAGATGAAAAGCCAGCCAAAGACGAAACGCCAGAGCAAAAAAAAGCTCGTGAAGAAAGAAAACGTCGTGGTATGTCAGCGTCAAAAATGCGTGCACATGCTATCAGTGGACGCTATAGTGAATTCAAAGCTGGCATGCATCCCGAAGCACCTGAAGAACATACTAAAGAAATGTATCAAGAAGTTCGTCAGGGTATGGATATTAAGATCGGTCCAGACACACCAATTAGAGCTTTATTGAATCACGCCAAGCGTAAAGATCCTATTGGTATAAAAGCTCGTAGAGAAGTTGCTCGCCGCGAACAAATTAAAACAAATGAAACCAGACAAAAACAAGTTGCTAAAGCTGCCAAGAAAAGAGCTGTAAAACCAATTAGAGAACAAGTAACAACAGCTGACGTTCGTGGGCTTGGGTTTGTTTCAGGAAATCCTGGAAACACGGATCAAGATTTTCTTCAAACATGGACGCAGAACAACATTGCTGACGCTGATACTCGTGATAATATTCTTCAGTTAATGAAGAAAGAAACACATGATGATCTTCATGCTAACATATCACAAAAATTAGAAGATAGAAAAAACTTATTTGTTCAAAATTTAGTTAAATCTATTAAAAGCAGAAATTTATAAATAGAACGTCCGCAGAAAGCTACGGCAATCCTGCAGTTGTTCTTGGTTAAGCCTAAGGGAAACACCAATGTTAAAAGATACAAGTCTCCATACTAGTCCTCAGCTAGCTCTTGTAGAGCAACAAGGGGTTGCCGTAGTTCTTACCCCTAAGCAGGTCATGTCATTATACAAAAAATCACAGTATTCTGAGATCCCTTTTGATACTTTAAAAGAAGTATATAAAAGAGGATATGCAGAAAGTTTATCCGAACAAGAAGCGTTCAATAGAGTTAATTCATTTATCTATGGTGGTAAAGCAGTTGAGTTAGATGAAGACTTAAATGAAAAGCGTGGATTGTGGGATAACATACATGCTAAACAAGAACGCATTAAGCACGGCTCTGGTGAGCATATGCGTAAACCAGGTTCTAAAGGTGCGCCAACAAACGCTGCGTTAAAAGCTTCACAAACAAAAGAAGCAGTTAATCCTGCTCAACAAGCAGCTATTGCAATTGCTATGAAAAAGGCAGGTAAAAAGCCACAGAATGAAGGAAGAGTTCTTCCAGATCTGACACAGAAACCTATTGAACCACAACATTCTAAAGAATATGCAGCAAGAATGAAAGATCAAAAGATCAAGAGAGCTGCCTCAGAAAAAGAAAGAAACGACGCTAAAGCTTTTGCTATGCACATGTGGGCAAAGCGTACTAGAAATGAATCATATACTGGTGCTGAAAAAGTATCAAAGAATCCAAACGATGCATCAAATCGTTTTGTTGGAACAGATTCACTAACTGATACATATAAGAAAATGACGCCAGGATACACAAGTACAATTAAACGAGTTGTTAAAGAACATTGCGGTTGCAATAATGAAATGACGGTTCGTGGTGTTACTGGTAAACTTGTACCAATTAAAAAAGAAATTTCACGTGGAGTTAATATGAAGCTTCACAAAACATATCCAGGCAAAAGCTCTAGCTCCGGCGGAGGTGGTGGAGGCGGTGGCTCTGGTGGTGGATCAGGAGGAGGTTCAGGTGATTAGTTTTAAAAATTTTATCATAGAAGATTGGCAAAAGTCAAAATACAAAAATCCAAATGGCGGATTGACACAGGCTGGTGTTAACGCATATCGTCGCGAACACCCAGGTAGTAAGTTAAAGACTGCTGTAACTACTAAGCCATCTAAGTTAAAACCAGGCAGCAAAGCAGCCAATCGTCGTAAATCATTTTGTGCTCGTATGAGCGGTATGAAAAAACGTTTGACATCAGCTAAAACGGCTCATGATCCAGATTCACGTATCAATAAAGCATTACGTAAGTGGCATTGCTGAATATAAATACAAACGTGGTAACACAAATTAATTAATGGAGAAATGAAATGGATACATTTATTGGACTAGTAGTTATTGTGGGAATTGGTTATGTTCTCTACAAAATTTTAACAAAAGAAGAAACAGTACAGCCAGCAGCTGCTGAGGTAAAGAAAGAAGCAGAAGTAGTTGTTGCTAAGGTTGAAGAAGTTAAACCAGCACCAGTTGCTTCATTAGAACCAGTTGTTGCTCCAATTGTTGATAAGGCAAAAGAAGAAGTCAAGGCTAATATCGACACTAAGATTGAAGAAGCTTTTGTTAAGGCGATTGAAGAAGAAATTAAAAAGGTTGAAGTTGTAGCTGAACCAATTGTTGAAGAAGTTAAGGTAGCTACAAAGAAGGTTCGTGCTAAGGCAAAAGCTATTGAGGCTGTAGTTGAAGAAAAAGTTGAACAGTTAGAAGTAGCAGTAAAGAAAACAAGAGCAAAGAAAGCAAAGTAAATGGATGAACTAATCGAACAAATGAAGGTGTGTCTTGCTAGCACTTTCGCGTTTTATCTAAAGGCTCATGGATTTCATTGGAACGTAGAAGGCGCAAACTTTCCTCAGTACCATGAATTCCTTGGCGACCTTTGGGAAGAGACATTTGGCGCAGTTGATCCATTAGCAGAAAATCTACGTACGCTAGATGCATATGCTCCAGCTTCATTTGTTCGATATACCGATTTATCTATCGTTAAGGACGAAGTAAACATTCCTCCTGCTATGTCTATGATGACTAAGTTGAATGCTGATAACAAGGCGTTAATTGATCAACTAACAATGACTCAATCTCTCGCTGAAAAAGAAAAGAAAATGGGTCTAGCTAATTTTCTACAAGATCGCATTTTAGCTCATGAGAAACATGGCTGGATGCTCCGTTCAATCATAAAGGCATAATAAATGGAATACCGCAGCTTAGAAAGTAAAATTAGAGATCTTTGGATTGCTGAAGCTAATCGCAATACAGAAATTCGTCGTAAGGTTGAGAACGTTGGTCGTCCAAAAGACAATGTAAAAGATGAGACATCTAAGCTAGGTAAGCAAGGTGAAATCAAGACTAAGATTATCGACGAAGCTGCTGATGGTGACGTTGGCAACAAAGAGTCAGATAAGAAAGCTAAAAAAGATGCTGACATGGATGACATGGAAGCAAAGACTATCAAGGGCGGTAAGACAGAAGTAATTATTGATCCTAAGACAGATGATAGCACAGAGAATTCAACTGACGAAGATAAGAAGTCAAAAAAAGCGACTAACAAAGAAAACAAACAAATTGGCGCCAAAGGTGTAAAGGAAGAAACAATGACAGGTAAATTAACTCTTGGCTCTTCCGAGAGCCTAATCAATTCAATCGCAGAAGCAATGAAGTCTATGAAGGGTATTTGCCCTAAGTGCAAAAAAGCTAAGTGCATGTGTGAAGCTTGGAAAGAAGAAACAGAGCTTGAAGAAAAGCTTGTTGGTGGTCAGAAGAAGCTCGATAAGAACCATAATGGCAAGCTCGATAAGCAGGACTTCAAGATTCTTCGTAGTAAGAAGATGGAAGAAGAAGTTGAACAAATTGATGAACTTTCGAAGGAAACTCTTGGTTCATATATTAAGAAATCAACTGCAGATGCAACAGATGCTGCTCGTCGTGGTGGCGTAGCTGATACTAAGAAAGCACCTTCTTTTGCTAAGAGTGCATATAAGACAGTAGAAAAGCGTCAAGCTGGTATTGCTAAAGCAACTGATAAGTTAACTAAAGAAGAAGTTGAACAGATCGACGAGATTTCGTTGAAGACTAAAATAAATGCTTACAAAGCAACAAGAGATCATGATGCGGATTATAGCTACGGCGATAAGGTTCACGACCAAGGCGACCGCATTCATAAGAATATTGTTGCAAAACACGGAGCAAAGGCTGGCGAACACGCTGATCGTGC